AGTGGGCGTACTTGGCCCAGAACTGCGGAGATTCCATCTTGCGCAGGGACAGTTGCTTCAACTGGTCCGTGGCCTCAATCAGCACGTCCGAATTCAACTGGTCGGTGATTTGCTCTTTGACCGAGTCGATGAACCCGAAGAACCGCCGGTAGGTCGTGCCACTCCAGGTCTCGGTCACGGCAATCGGCATACGCGGGGCAACGGTATATCCCGTCGCGTTAACCGTCCCATTCCAAAAGAACCCGTCGCGCCCGTTGAACGTGCCTTTGAAGGTCCCGGCCTCCATGCGGTCGAGGAAGTGCTGGCGGCCGTCGTGCGTCTCGGAATTCATGAGGTACTGCGACACGTTGGTCCAGTAGGAGTTGGAGGAGCCCGAGGAGGGCAAGGCGACCGAGTAGGCGGTGTTCATCGTCGCGCCCGAGGCGGTCGGGTTGAAGGCGATGTAAACGTCAAAGACCGGAAGAGAGGGGATGGCTACCATGTGCGCTGGACCGTGTTGGGGTTGATCGTGCGAGGACGCTTGCGACGCTCGGCGGTGGTGGCGTAGAGGTTCCCCATCGCCCGGACGTACTTGGTCTGGGCGTTTCGCTCAGCCATAGCCACGGCGTTGATGAACGCGGGGTTGGCCGCGAGGAACTGAGCAATCATCGCCACGTCAATCTCGATGTCGATTTGCTGTTGTTCGTCGTTCATCGGGGCTTCACCACCACCGTTACCTTGGGCGGGTAGATGTGGTACTTGTTCTCCAGGTACTTGATGCCTGTAGCACTTAGGGACGTGGTCGCCCCCGCGGGGATTCCGGCCTTAGTCAGGAGCTCTTGGAGCCACGGGGCCAATTTGGCGCTCGGTTTGACCGTGTCTTGCTTCTTCAGCCAGTCCAGCCCCCACAGGGTCGCGACGAAGGACGTGGCGAGGAGCGCACCGTACCCAGCCCAGGCGACGGAGGCCCAGGCGGTGAACTCAATCCCGAAGGCACTGGCGAGGGCGACACCAGCCGCCGACATCTTCAGGAGCAACGCCCCGCCGAGGACCGCCCCGAGCGCACCAGCCGCTATGTGGAACTCTAGGGGGTGCGTCTGGAAGTACCTGAACGTGTCGTTCAGCATCCCGACCGCCTTGGAGAAGTACGGCAGGAGCAACTGACCACCGCTGATGAGGGCCGCGTCGAATTGCGCCTTCAGTTTGGCGATTTGCGGTCCAATCTGCTTCATCGCTTCCTCGAACCCCGACGTGAGCGAGCCAGCCCCCGCGCCCTTCAACTTGTTCGTCGAGGTCGTGAGTTGCTGTAGGTTCTTGATGAGGACCGACGCCGCCGCCCCACCGCCAGTACCGAACACCAGGTTCACCAACTGCGAGAGGGGTTCGTGCGAGCGAGCCGCCGCGTCTCGGATTTGCAGGAGGAGGCCGGGGATGTCGCCGGTGCGCAGAAGCGTCTGCAAGTGGGTGACCGAAAGCCCCGCGTGCTCCAGGGCGACCGCGTAGGTGGACATCGTTTCGGTCGTTCCCTTGGAGGTTTTCTTGAACACCTCGATGGGAGCGTTGATTTTGCCCAGTCCGGTGGCGAAAGAGGAGATGGAGCGCGTGGGAAGTCCAGCCGCGGCGAACTGCTGACCGATGGGGATGATTTGCTGGAGTTTCAGCCCGTAGTTGGCGAGGGCCGAGCCCACGCGACCACTCAGCATGGATGTCTCAGCCGCCAGACCGCCGGTGAAGTTCTTAGAGCCAGCGACCAACACGCCCATGACGTTGGCCATCGTCATACCAGACGTGATACGCAGTTTCTCAGCGGCCACGACTGCGGCAGTGGTGTTGGCCACGGATGAGTTGGTGACCACGGCGGCTTGTGAGGCCGCGTTGAGGAGGTCCATCGCGTTCTTGCCGCGAATCCCCGCCTGCTCGATGCCGATGGCAGCCGAAGCGAGGTCGCCGGTGCTGACACCCGTTGCCGAGGAAGTGGCCAGGATGGAAGCGGACATCTGCTTCATCTGCGCGTCGGTCAGTCCCGCCTGATTCTTCAGCTTGTCCATCGCCTCACTGAAGGAGTACGCCTTCTCCAGCGCAAGCCCCCCAAGGGCCACGCCGACACCGAGGACCGCGGTGGAAGCCTTGGACGCGAACCCGGCCATCTTCGCGCCGGTGGCCTCGGACGCCCCCCCGAACTCGGCCATCTTCGCCTGGGCCTCGTCCATCTTGGCGGTGTATTCTTTCGTGTCCGCGATGAGCGTGGCTACGAGCGGCGGGAGCATACCCATGTCATTCTCCCTGGGCGGCGGCCCATTCTTCTTCGGCTATTGACTGAATCTCCACGGCTGAATCCTCGACCGCTGGACGCAGGACGGGGAATCCGGGATTGATGTAGCGCGTCCCCCACTCCACAAATCCGGCGTACTGAGTGGAGGGGCCGGTGGTGGACATCCACGCCGACGCACTCACCGCGCTGACGCTCTGCACCTTCGTTGATCGCTTGGTGTTTCCGGTGCGCTGAGTGGGCCAGGGGCGAATCGCCTGGAAGGGCGGCGTGGACTTGAAGTAGGCGCGCCCGGTACGTTGGGAGACTGTTCTACCTCCGGGGTACTGTCGCCACTTTTCCTGGGCTTCGCGGGCGATGACCAGTCCACCGCGCTCGACGATGCGACGGGCGGCGGCGTTGGCTTTGACGATGTCAAGTTTCAGGGCCTCGTCGAAGCGGGCCTCACCCTTGATGATGACGGTCATCGTTCCTCGTTCAGGGCGTTGTGGATGGCAATCATCCAGTCCGTGACGTTCTTGGGCTGGTTGAGGAAATCATCGTGCGACCCGCCCAGAATCTTCCTGAACTGGTATTCCCTCACCATCGCCACCAGCTCGGGGTCGGGCTCCGATAGGACGGTGCGACCCTCGGACTGCTTGACTAGGCGTTGGAGTCGGGAGTAGTTGCTTTTGGGTCGGGGTCAACCTCCACCGACACGCCACTGGCCAGGAACTCGGCTGCGCACGCCTCGCTCAACAGGTCGAAGGTCCCCTTGGGGATGTCGATGACTGTCTCGATGGTCGGCAGTTCTCCGAGGGTCCAAGACTTCACCATCTGCACGATGAGGACCGACTGGAACTGGCGCAGATTGGCGAAATCGTCAGCCCCCACCAAGTGCCAGGTCTCGGGGTCATCGTTGTTGAAGCCCTTGGCGTTCAGACTTCCGCTGGTCGCGGTCGCGGTGAACATTGCTTCGCTGATGGCCCGAGACTGGCGCTCGGTGATTTCGTCCCGAGAGACGATGAGGGCTGACTGATTGTTCGGCAGTTGGATGAGTGGCATGTTTCCCCTTTACGGTTTGGTTAGTACGACGCTGACGTTCCGTTGACGGTGCTGGACTGAATCGGCGAGTATCCGCTTGAAGCGTCGGTGCTGTTGCCGTTGGCGGTGTATTCCACCTCGACTTCGGTGTATTCCTTGCCGCGGGTGCGCTTGACGTTCTGGAACTGCACCGCCGACATGGTCAGGGTGACGCTGTGGTTCGTCGAAGAGGTCTGGTCGTTGGGGTCGGTGAACGCGACCACCATCGCCTGCGGTGAGCGGGTCAGGGCGTAGCCTGAGGTGGTGGGAGTGGAGAACGGGTCGGCGTTCGTGGCCACGACCAGCGTCAACTTTCCCGATACCTCGATGGGGCCCGCGAAGTTGGCGTAGGGGGCCTGCGTTCCCATCGTGAAGATGGGCTGGGTCTTGCGGTTGATGTCAATGGTCCCGTCCACCACGTTGGTGAAGGACGTGGAGTTGATTGTGACCGTCGTGTCCCAGGCCGGAACCGCGCGCTCTGCGGAGTACGACACCGACGTGAAGGGAGCCGGGGCCGCGGTGTAGGAGACGTAGGGGTTCGCCATCCACTTGGTCTTGGCCTCGACCGCCGCCTCAGCGCCAAAAGACAGGTTGAGGCTGTCCATCTGCGTGCCCGACATGGTGAAGTAGTTGGCACCGTCGAAGTCGAACAGGGAGTACGAGGGCGGCTGTGAACCCGTCGTGGGGCTGTTCAGCAACTTGATGACGTGGGTGTACGGACCAGAGCCGGTGGTGGTGTCGGTTCCTCCGAGGATGGCACGCAGGTAAACCGGGAAGGTGTCTCCGTAGAGCCACGAGGTGAACTCGACCTCGTCGTGTCGGACGGCCTGAATCTGGTCGTAGACGAGGTTGGCCGAGCCGCGCAGGGCTTCGTCACGCAGGAACTTCTGCATCGGGGTGACCTGGGGGGAGACTACGGGGATGTAGTACGGGGTTCCCGAGGCGGGCAGGGTGCCGCGGGTCGCTTCGACGATGAGGCCGAATTGACTATTGGCGGTTAAGTAGGGTCCGGCCATGATGTGTCCTTAGTTGCTAGTCGGGTCGGTGGATACGGGAGCGTCAACAGGGGGCGCTACGGGGGCTTCTGGGGCGCTCCGAGCGGCTTCCCAGCGTCCGTCTGCGGGGTCGGTGATGTCGTAGGACTGGCCCGGCTGGGCGACGAGGACCTGGCCGTCCACCAGAATGTCGCAGTAGACGCGGGGCTCGGAATCGGTGAAGGTTAACATGGCTTCCTTTGCGTTCTAGTTAACGGTTTGTTCGATGACGATGACGCGGGCGACGGAGACAACTTGTGTGACCGCCGACTTGCCATTGAGGGAGCGCGGGTAGTCGGATTCGATTTGCACGTCCGTCCCGCCGTTCATCTGGCCCTCACCCCACTGCCAGACAGTCCCGTCCGATGTCCCGGCTGTCTTGGAGGCTCGCACCGCGGAGATGAGGGCGTCCAAGAACGTCTCGTTGTCCTTGCCTGCGTCCTCGGACTTGGGCTGGGAGGAACGAAAGAAGATGGTGAAGGCGAACTCGTAGGTAACTTCCTTGCCTCCCCCGGTCGCCCCGCGCAGCTCGATGCGCTTCTCGTGCTGGCGCTCAATGTGGGTGAAGATGATGACCCCCTGCATGTGGCCGGGGTCCTCGTTCTGGTAGAAGTCCCCCTCGGGGGTGATCTTGGCCGGGAAGGGCTTGACGTTCCCCGACCCGACCCCGGGGAGGCCAGCGTTCTGCAAGTAGTTGACCACTGCGGCGCGTACCGACGAACGGCTCACGAACGGCCCCAGACGGCCTTGAAGGAATCGAGGATGTCGTAGGCCATCGCCTCTTCGTCCATCGCGGTGTGGTGTCCAGCGGTGGGCTCGCCAATCTCGTTCAGGACCAGAGCACCCTGACCGCGCTCCTTCACCATGCCGACGATGAAGTGAATCACGGCCTGCTTGACGATGGCGGGAATCGTGGACAGGTTGACGTTCGAGCCGTGGGCGTACTGGAAGCCCGACTGGAAGGTGATTGTCGAGGTGCCGGGGACGTAGGACGTGGAGACGTTCAGCGTCTCGTCGTTCTGCCCGTCCCACAAAGTGATTTGCATCCCAGGGTAAATGCCGGTGGGATCCTTCACGGTTACTGAAGTCGCCCCAGCCGCCACGGTCGCGGCGGTAAAGGTGTTGGCCCAGCCGTTGACGTAGGTCCACTGGCAATACATCTGATGCTGGTACCCCCAGCGCCCTCCGGCAATAGAAAGACCGGCCCCGAAGTAGAGGCCGAGGGTCGTGGGAGCGGTGATGATGAACTGGTCGCGCTCGATTGAGCAGTTCGACGTGGAAAGCGTGATGTCGTAGAGCCCCTGGCCCGGTCCCCAACCGACCTGGAAATCGGTGACGGCCAGGATGGGCTTGAAGGTGGGGGAGATGATGATTTCCCCGGCGCGGTTCGGGCGGTAGCGCCCGTTCTCGGTGTTGGATGTCGCGTTGAGCGAACCCATAATACCCATCGTGTGAACGTCGGCCTTGGAGGAGGCGCGGACGATTAACTCCTGAAGGGCGATGTCCTGGGCGACCTGCGAGCCGTCGGGAATCAGGTTGGTGAAGTCGATGATGGCCGCGGTGGGGCTGTTCTTCACCTCGACGAGCGAGACGTAGGGTTCGACCTTGCCCTCGGCCAGGATGAAGGGTGCAACAACCATCTAGGATTCCTCTACCAGTTCAGTGCCGTCGCATTTGCCGCAGTGGTCGCGGAACACGGTGACGAATCCGCAGGCCACACACTTGTAGCCCTTGGCGTTGCGAAAGTTGGTCCCGGCAACGGCGAAGTCTCCCGACTTGACCAAACTCTTGCCGGTTTGCCCGTCAACGTGAAACGTCCCGTCCTTCTGGCGCGGAATGACCGGGCCATCGTTGACGGTGATTTCCTTCAATCCTCTGTCGGAACCGACGAGACGCATGTGTTTCTCCCTTGTGCGAAAGGGCGGGAGCAGGTGGGGCAAGGGGGGACCCCACCCGCTCAACCGCCGGTGCTAGGACATCTGCGGCGTTCAGCCTGTCCAGGTGCCTAGCGACTTGGTTGGGACTAGCCCAGGATGCCGGTGACCAGACCCGACCACGCCGGAGCGCGGAAGGCCAGAGCGCCGTAGGTGTACGAGCTCACATCGTACGAGAAGCCAATCTGCGGCCACTCGATGATCATGGAGTCAACCACGTTGTGAACTTCGACAGTCTGCGACACACCGCTGTCCGGGAAGGGCAACTGCTTCTGGTGGATGACCATCGTGCCAGCAGGCATGAAGCGGTGGGTGATGAGGTCAACCATCGTACCCGTCGCCTCGTTCTGGATGGCGTTGATGAGGCTACCCACGGTGACACCGTTGCTGCCGGTCTCGTAGTTGAGGCGGTAGGCGGCGTTGCTCGCGTTGCTCTGGATGGCCTTGGCCAACGCACGACGAACGGCAGCCGTGGTGAAAATCACCTCGGGGTCAGCCATCGTGGAGTTGTAGAGGCTCACCAGCGCGTCCTGCACGAACCCACCGGGCTCGCTCTGGGACGAAATCAGCGCGTTGAGGGCGTTGACGTAGCCGCCCGAGGTGGCGAGGGTGGAGATGAAGCCGTCGTAACCCGTGGCCGAGTTGCTACCAGCCGCGTAGGTGTTGTACGAGCCGTCCGAACTGGGGACCGTAGCGCCAGAGGCGTAGGCCAGACCAGTGGGGCCGGTGGCCGCCGTTGAAGGCGTGGTGGTCTTGTAGACCGTACCACCGATGGTGACGTACATGTTGATGGCGACGGTTCCAGCCGGGATGCTCCCCGTGAAGGTCCACTTCGCGCCCTGGCCCGAGACCGTGGTGATGGTGCCAGCCGAAAGCGGGGCAGTCTCACCGTAGGCCGAGGACAGGGTCACCTGGCAGACCGAGGAGGCCGAACCAGTGGTGATTCCCGTACCCGTGGTGTCGGGGGCGGCGGTGAACGTCAGAC